TGACCACGCTATCTCCCCGTAGGCAAATTCAGTAGCTACGCATTCATCTGGGAAATAGTGGGGGTTTAATCTTTCTTCTTTATTTGCAGGTCTTTGGGGGACTCCAACCTTTTCAAGAATTGCGCGTATAAATCCGACTGAACGAAAGAGTCTCTTGCTAATATCTGTGATAGTATGTCCTCCGAGAAAGTCTGTGACCGCTTCCGAGATTTCTGCAGCACTAGCTGGGCGACCCCGTAAAGACGCTTTGCGTTTCTTCGTATAATCTCTTTGTTCATCATAACTCTCGATAATTTTACTTAGCCTAGCAGTATTGTAGGCTATGTTTAGTATATCACACGCTTCCTTTTTTGTTATAGGTTTCTGCGAAGAACTGGGGTTTAGGAGGCTTTTCACCTTTTCTATGTTCACTGCTGTCAGGTTTTCGTAATTCTTCTTTTTGATCGTAGTTCGTGCCATACTCTAGCTCCAATAATAGTTGACAATAGTGTATAATCTTTTTTATATCCTCTGCACCATTCTTATTGCGATGCCGAGTTGCATATTTAATAATGTTGCCTTCGATGTACCCCAAGTCATTAGCTTGGATATACTCTATGGGCTGTATAGGTAGCTCATAGTGTGAGCCTCCCTCTTGTTTGTTCAAAGCTGTCATATCTTTTTCCTGTGTTTTATGGCTTACTTTCCATGTTGAACACTCGTGCTTTACCTTAGGGTCAAATATTTCATCTAAAGTTAACTGACCATTACATTTAGGGCATCGCATATGTGTCTGACGCTTAACCATTTACAAACTCCTCAATCATTGGGAACACAGGAGCGATTGCTTTAGCACACGCTTTGGCAATCTCCAAGTGTTCTAACTGTGTACCTTCGGTGGTACGAACATCAATGTAGTGCATCCAGGAACGAATTGTACCGTTCATATATAGACGCGAAGGCGTCAAGCCCTCGGGTAAAACTGCTCTTGCTTGTTCTTTAGCAATACCATTGTCAAGCGCCCACTGGTATACTGCCATAGCTGCATCTGTTACTCTGCGTTGTTTTTGCAACCATTGGTAGTGTAGATCACCATCAGGTGCTCTCACTGAATTCTGTCTGTTACTAGGGTCTTGTAAGCGACATTCTTTGAACTGAAACACGCCCAAGTCTTTCACATTAGCGTATCTTTGGCTAAATTCTTGAAAGGAGAAACTGCGGTGGCGTAGAATCTGTTTGCTTATATCTCTAGTAGTGTCTATCTCTAAGCAAATGTTTGCCATTTCGAAGGGGCTCCAGTGCTTATGTTTAATGAGATATCGTACTAACTTCTCTGATGTTTCTGTGTTACTTTGGTTACTAGGGTTTGATACCCTAGCTGTATAAGCAATATCATCTAGTATACTGGATGAAGATGCTGATATAAGTTTTACCTTTGTCATGTCTGCTTGTCCTTGTAATATCCTAATTTTGAATGTATATTATACTAGAGTTTAGCAATCTTGTCAAGAACTATTCTATAAAGTCTTCTCTATCTAAAGGAGGGATGTAGTCCTTTGATAGGTAACATAAAGGCTGCTCTTCTATGAGTTCTCCATTCTTTTTTGCTTCGCGTTTGCGATCTATGAATACTTTTGCTTTGTTGTACCTGCGTAGAAACTTAGCGACTGGGTTACGTGGCTTACTCAACTTTAACCCCCACTGCTGCAGCTGGCTCTTCATTAATTGTTACATCTCTATAGTATATAATTACTTCGCCTAACTGACTAATGTATCTTTTCAATTCTTGTGTGTTGTAAGACATCAATTCATAGTCTGCTATACTCATTGCGATAAATACTAAGTCTCCACCATGTTTCTTTTTGATGTCCTTTATAAACTTATCGAAATAGGTATATCCTTCTGGGTACAGATCTTCCTTTCCCAGCTTACAGTTAGGCTTCTTAGTCTCAGGATCTTTAATACAGGCTTCTATTATTTTTGAATCAGATACTACATACCACTTAGGTTCCTTTAGATTTAAAGGTCGTGGCATTACTGGCTGTGTTATTTCTATCTGCACAGGCTTGGTTATTATCTTTACTTCTCTAGGCTCGGGTGCTTTCGGCCATAAACTACAACCACTAATCGTTAAAAGAATGGATGCGATTACTAATATCTTCAATTTCATTAAATACTTCCTCCGTCTTTGCATTAGCTCGCTTCTGTATTAACCCAGGTTTTGCACTGGCAAGTTTAGCCATGTTGTGCCTACGGAAAATATCGAGGTAGTCTGCCATTTCAGTTTCATACTGTTGATTTTTGAGTGACATGGCTTTATTAGCTTGAGTAGTTTTTTCCATGTTTGCTTGAATTGCAGCGATCGCTGCTTGTTGTTCTTGGTCGCGTAGGTCTTGTGCCATCATTACCTTCGCTTGTTCTTCTATTTTGTTTTTCATAGGTATAACGGAGTACTGATAGTACATATAGCCTGTTACAGCCATAGCTACTATCACTCCCATTAGGATTTTAGACATTTTAAGTCACACTCTCCATTCGAACCATTAATCTTTCGGCTCGATTAGGTACCTGCCTGTGCCACTGTGAGTCTCGTCCTTCTATTGCGGCTTGTTTCCAATCATGATTGACTAAAGCCTTAGTCATGTTTTTGAATTTAGTAAGTCGGGGACGTCCAAGATTAAATAGCATATTTACTAATATCTCTTGGATTTCCCCTGGAAAGGTTTCCCATGTATCATAGAGTATTGCACACTCACGAGTAGCTACATCTAAGTCTGCCTCAAATGCTTGTTTAACTCGTGTCTCAGAAACCTCTGTACCCACGGGCCAATTCGTCTCAAGGTCTAGGTCTCTTACTAAATGTCCTATACCGAAAGTTTTATAACCTAAGTGATCTTCGTAGATTTCGTAAACTACTCCTTCATCAATTTCTAACTGTTTGCGTACACTATCTCTATTCATATGGTTTTTCCTTATATTCCTGTTGCGCTGGCGTATATTGTTATAAACGGCAAGGCTAAACAACTAAACGCTGTAACCACATTGCATATATAGCAAGCGGCCTCTTTTCTTTCTTTCAACTTCCTTCTCCATACTTCTTAGCTCTATAGAGCCATTCACAGGCTACTTAAAGGCGAGCCTATTCTGCCTTGTTCTTATCTATATATCTCTGGATAGCAACATGTGCACTTACTCCTATAGCAATAGTTGCTACTAGCCAGATGTAAAAATAAATTGTTACCATTAAAACTCCCCTCTTCGAACCAATTCATTGCGAATGGCTTGTTTTCTTTTTGGTTTAGTACTATCTTTATTCATTGCATCCAGGAGTACATCTGTAGTAGTGGCATGCATGTAGTAGTTAACCGTCTTATATTTTTTAGTTGCTCTATTTACTAGTACTTGGGCTGATTCTTTAAACTTGGCTGGCATTTTGTCTCTCCTTGTTAAATTTTAGTTTTAGTACTAACTCTTCGGCTAATACTTTATTCTTTGTGACCATATACACGGTTCCAGTCCCATATTCATATACTTTGTACATTATTGAGCCTTCACCATTTTTAAAAGTTGTTATAAGTAATTTATTCTTCATCTACCTGTATTAACCCTTGATCTATTAAGTGTTCAACAGTTTGTTCTACCCCTTCTCTTTTACCTAAGTTATGGCAGGTAAGGCCACAACCAACTAAACAAAAGCATAGAACCGCTAGTTCTAGTAACATAAATTCCTCCATTATTTGTCTCTTAGTGTTTCCACTTGAAAAACTATTATACGCAAAAATACGCGCCCTGTCAAGAACTAAATAAGTTTTTCTTCAAGTATTTTTCTAATCTTTATGTAAAGAATTATACTGTAATTTGGATCGGGTGTCAAGATTCTTTTTTTGTTACCCCATTTTTAAAATAAATCTTGACAAGTCACTCTAGTTTCTATATAATAATCATATGAAAAAAAATAAGACTAAACCTTGGTCAGATGCTGACCGTAAAACCTTGGCTATGTACTATTTTCATGCCTCCATCGAAGAGGTATGTTCTTTATTACCAGAGAGAAGTATACAGTCTATTCGCAATCAGGTAAATTACCTGAAGAAACGAGGTTATAGATTTAGATGACAAACATAGAAATAGCACTGATATTAATACTATTACTGCTATGGGTTGTGGTCGATGACCATGATGACTAGGATAAATGAATGCAGGTTAAAGTTAGAGGAACAAACATAGAAGGGGCACTGCGCCTGTTCAGGAGAAAAGTTAATGATAGTGGTGTGCTTTTTCAGTATAAGGAAAAACAGTACCATGAGAAACGCTCCACTAAGAAGCAGAGAGACTTGGCAGCAGCTAAATCTAGAGAGAGAAAGCGTCAAGGCTCAGAATCTAAGAGAATGTTTTAAATCTTGACATTCTCCTTAAAGGTGTGTATAATATTCATATAACTGGAGAACTAAAGAATGGCAACGTATTTTATGGAAGGCATTAACCTGCCAAAGCGTTTTGAAAAATTTATTGATAACTGTATACAGTCCTTATTTAATAATGAAGTATACGACATACTTATTCGTGTTACCAAGTATGTTGATGATAAAGGTACTTATGCAGGTTTTTGTGTGGGAGATGATGAAGAAGCTACCGTAGATATAGCCACCCACTTTAAGTTAGACTGCGGTGAGGAATGTGAATTTGTAGCACATGAACTTGCATCTAACATAGCACACGAATTAGTACACGCAAAGCAATTTGCTA